ACGGCGTTCGATCATCCCCGCCGTCTTCTCAAGGTGCTGGTAGATCTCGCGGTAAAGCTCGATCCCTTCCGGGCTCACCATTTCGCCGACGAGGATTCCGCGGACGGCGCTGGCGAGTGCGAGGAGCTTCTCCTTGTCCGGCGCGGCGGCGGCGCGTCGGGCGGCTTCGGCCGCGGCGTCGATTTCCGCTTGTTCCGCGGCCTTGCGGGCGCGCTCCGCGTCCTCGATCACCTTCCGGGCCGCGCGCTCCTGGCGGGCGGTTTCTTCCGCGGCCTCCCGTTCCGAACGCAGGCGGGCGCGTTCGACCTCTTGGGCGGCCTCGATCTCGGCCCGTGCCGCCCGCGCGTCGTCTTCCTGCTTCTGGCGGATGGCTTCGGCGGCGGCTTGCCGCGCGCGGGACTCGTCCTCGAGCTTGATGCGCTCCAAGCGGGCGCTCTCCCGCTCTGTGGCAGCTTCCTGCTCACGCACTGCGGCCTCCGCTTTCAGGCGGGCGTTCTCCGCCTGCACGCGCTCCCGCTCAAGGGCCGCGGCCTTGTCCGCCTCCTGGCGGGCGATCTCGGTGGCCTTCGCCGCATTGATCTTGATTTGTTGGGTCGCGCGGAGCCCATTGGTGAGCTCGACGAAGTCCGCCTCCGCCATGTCACGCAGGCTGTAGAGCTTCGGATTCCCGCCGGCGTGGGTGATCTCCGCGATGCGGTTTTCGAGGAGCTCCTCGACCCGGATAGCCTCCGCGCGTTCGGCGAACTGCTCTTGGAGCAGGAGGTGGGCTTCGACGGGGGCGAGGAGGTTTTTCAGCGCAGCCGCCTGTCCGTCGATCTCCTGCTTCTTCGTCTTGAAGTATTCCCCGCGTTCCACGCGGTGGTTTTCCACCTCGATCCGCAAGGATCGCAGGGTGAGGCGTTTCACGCGGGCCTCCTTCATGAGGGCGACCTGCGAAACGTCTGTGACGACGAGAGACGTAGCGCCGGCCAGGAGGGTGGCGGCGCGGCTCTTGAAACCGTCCCAGACGACGGGGGTGCCGACCGGTTCGAGGGTTTCGATGTTGGGGCCGCTGCCGGCCGGGACGATTGCGAGGGTTTGTTCTTCGGTTTGGGTATTCATGGTAGGTTAAAATTTCTTCCCGTGCTTGTGAGGGCGGCCGACGTTGTACGCGTGCTTCACCGCGATGGCGTGGCCGAGGTCGATGCCGAAGGCGTGGCAGTAGTCGAGGACACGGATTGTGATGTCCGCCATCTCGGCCGCCTCACCGGTCAGCTCTGGGGTGTGACTGTCGGGAGGGTTGCCCTTACGAACGGCCTCCAGGACTTCACTAACCTCGGAGTGGATGAGGGCGAGCATTTCGCCCTTGTTGCGAGCCTCGACCCCGCCTTCCCAGAAACCGTGGTCGACAGCGTTCTGGTGGACAAGTTGTCCGAGGTGGGCGAGGGATTGGGCGTTGCTGAGTGCTGCTTCGAATGGGGTAGGCATGGGTTAGATAGAGTCGGGGACGAAAACTGAACGACGTTTGGGTTTGGCTTCGCCGATGCACCAAGCGAAGAAAGCGATACCCAGAACGAACCCCAGTAGGGACCCAGTGAAAACTCCGGCAGAGAAAAGAAGCATGGTTAAGAAACGGGAACGAGGTGGGGGTCTTCGACCGAAAGCTGATCCGCCGCATTGGCGACGTCTGCCATGATGTGGCCTTGCATTTCCGCCTGCTTGGCGATCATGCGTTGGGCCGCAGTCTGCACCATCTTCTCGAGGGCGGAGTCGGGCAGGCGACAGAGGGCGTTCGGGATCGGATACCCTGGGGGTAGACCGAGGAGTACGCGAGTCTGGGGTTTCGTGCGCCAGTGGCCGCGGGAGACTTTGAAGGAGCGGGGTTTTTGAGCGGATTTTTGGGAGTGCATGGGTTTCGGTTATTTAGGGAAAATTGGCCGCCGGGCGGGGTCGGACCGCGAGCGGCGGTAGGTGTGCGGTATATTAAACCGGTCGCGAAGTGCGTCAAGTGCTAGTTAACGAATCGGGCAACTTCCTCCGGGACAATCTTTCGTGTCCTCGACCGCTTCCGTAGAGAACCCCGATACGGACGACAGGTCGACGTGCGAGAGCCGGCTGACGTAATCATCATAGGTCTCTTTGGTCACAACCTCTTGCGGGAGGTAGTCGTAGCCAAGCTGCCGGGCTTGGTCCGTCGTGATCGTTGGGTCTGTGCGGAACAGGAAGGATACCGCCACATAGTCGTCCCAATTTTTCTCAAGCCAATCGAGGATCACATCCTTCTCGCCCACGTCATAATAGATCGTGGCGGAGACGTTCTGCTGGCACCAGTTCTGGAGCAGCAGTTTGTACCGCTCCAACTGCACGATTGCGGGCTCGAGATTGACGTCGCGTCCTTGGAATTTGTCGAAGGGCACGTCCGGGTATGAGACGGGCAAGGTGATGAGGACACTCTCCACATCCTTCGGCTTCGGCACAATGCGGTAGCCAGCGGCGCGGAGGATTCCCACCAAAGGGTCGTGCTTGTGGAAACTGACGTTGTTGAAAATGTGACGTCCGAGAGGGCGGTGCATTCCTTCCGTTGTGTCCATGATCTTCGCCAAAGTCCCCGAGGGTTTGTTGGTCGTCACGTTCTTGGGGTGGGGGAGTCCCAGCTCGTCGGCCATAGAGTAGGCCGCGGCGGTTGCAGTGCGCTCCAGCTCCCGGTAGTCGTAGGCGAGGAGATCCGGCCGGCGAACAATCCCAGTCAAACTCACCCCACAGAGACGGAGGAACTCGTTATTGAGGTGCCACGCCTCTTGGAGGATTCCGTCCAGGAGGTTAACACACGTCTGCCGGTAGTTGGCACGAGCCGCGAGACGCACCGCCGCGCGCAAGCCGTGGGAGTCTCCCTTGAACTTACCCACGTCCACTTCGGTGAGGTTGCAGAAGGACTTGTTTCCGAGCAGGATCTCGGCGCAGGGATTCAAGCCCGCCATCCACGGCGCTCGTCGGCGTCCGGCGGCCAGATTTGCGAAACCAGGCTCCGAACCGCCCGCGGCGATCATCATGGAGAATATCTCGTCGAGCTCCGAGCGCGACGGCCGCTTGTCGAACAGGACTGTGTTATTGCTCTGCTGGCGGTGGTGGTTTGTGTCCGTAGCCCCGCAGAAGCCGCACGCCCCGGACGAAGTGTCGTGAGAGCCGCAGGCGTTGCACGCCCAGAAGTTACTCTTGGCGCTCGCGAACTCTCGCCACTCGTCAGTCCCGTAGTCGCACAGGGCGATTTCAGCACTTCGACGACTCGAGAGGATCGTCCCGAGCCAGTTGACCATATCAAGAATGTCGATTTTCGTGAGCAGAGACCCGGCTCTGCGATTCATGATCGCGCATATCGCCGAGTAGGCGGTGGCGATTGCCCCATCTCCGCTACTGATCCAGCCGTAGCCGGCAAGGCGCTGCCCGGCGGGGCGGATCTGTGAGAAGTCGAGGACCAGTTTCTTGGCCGCATACTTTCCGGCCAGGAGCTTCCCGACACTCTTGGCCCACGCCTCGGCGCTATCCCCGATCGTCAGGGTCCACACACCTGTCTCAGCGTCGAAGGTCTCTGCGTTGGACTCGTTACCTCCTTTCTCGGTCCGGGTCGAGCGCACAATCTCGATGTTCGGGATCGGCCGGAAAAACCCGTTCAAGGTTCCGACGATCGGTTTGAAACCGACGCCACAACCCTGGAGGAGGAGCCACAGTACGTCGACGACGTCGAAGACCGTCTCGACGTTCGTGAAAGAGCAGTTGAACTGCGAAGCTTCGCGTCGTTTGGCGACCTCAGTTCCTCCGAGCCACAGAGACCTGCCGGCGACCAGTGCCTTCCGCTCGAGCATGACCTGGCGGAGAGCTTCGAGCTCCTCTTTCTCCTCTTTCTTGAGATTGCGGCCAGCGGCCCGCTTCCACAGCCATGCTTGGTGGCCGATGACGCGGTCGACCGTCTGATCCCACGTCTCGAACGTAGACCCCGCCTCGTCGAGAGGGCGATTGTACGTCCGGCGAGTAATGATCTGGGCGCGAGGGGATGGAGTATTTGGCATCTTAGCGCGTACCCCCATAGACGGTCGGGAACACGCGGGGGCCGTTGGCCATGGCTACAATGGCGAAGGCGACGTCGCGGAGCCGGTTGTGGTCGCCGCTGGCGACGTGGAAGAGGGCGTCGGGCCAGAAGTCGTTTTTCTCCGATACGTGCTCCGCCTCTGGGAACTGGTGATCGCGGACGAGCCGGACGACCAGGCCGCCGGACCGCCGGACGGCGTCGGCTTCGTCGGGGAACCGGACGTCGGTAATCAGGGTGTCGCGGCCGGAGCGTCGAATCTCACGCATCACGGAACGAACCCAGTATCCGGGGGACGCGTCCCGTACGTACTCCGTCCCAAACTTCTGCATGAGCTCCCGGGGGGAGTTGGCGATCTCACCACCGGGCTGAATTTCGATGCCAAGGCGCTGTTGCATCGAAAGTAGGTACTGGTCCATCTCAATCGGTGCGAGGAACGGAACCTCTTTGCGCTCCGGGTCGTGGAGCTCGTCAAGGTCGAGGCAGAAAATCCCAGCCACCGCGACCTTCAACGGGTCAGCGAAGGCTAGGCACCGGAACGCCGGGTCGACGACCTGGATGAAAGATGCCAGGAGGTTCTTGCCGTGGCCTTTGTGTCCACAGATGCCTACCACGCGGGGCGGCAGAAAGTTGACGGGCGACCCACAGGGAGAAATTTGATTGCAGGAGTTAGGAGACGAGGTCATATTTTCGGGGAAAGAAAAGGGACGGGACATTTCTGCCCCGCCCCGAAGGATGGGTAGC